CCAAATTTGTTGGCTGTGCCGATTGGCACTGGTGGGTCATGGAGCGCTCATACAAGCCTAGTGGCAGTAGCCACTATGATCCCTATGATAGGGTACTACAACATGGCAGTGTCAAAGCACGGATACAGGGCCTTCAGCTTAATAAAGTAGCTAAAACCAAGCTTGAAGAGATTTTTTCATGTGGTGGGCCCTTGTGTTTTGGCTATGGTGATGTTGAGACTACTCGTGTCTCAAATGGAGTTGTTGAGCCACAACCTTTAATTGTTAAGACGGTCTATGTCTCAGGAGTGAGAGAGGGTAATGAATATGTCACTTACCTTTTTAAACCGGGACTTAATGATTGGGTTGAGGTTGATGCTAACATACATAAACCTACTGCCATTGTTGGTGTATTGTATCATGAGTATAACAGGCTTAAATTAGAGAATGAAAGTTTGAAAACAGAGCGCTCATCTTTACAATTGGATATATCAATCCTCAGACATGAGCTTGAGCGTGCAAGACCACCAACTAAAATAATTAGGCCTTTCAGTGTTGGGTGCATTATACTGTATGGTTTACTGATTGGCCTTTTGTTTTCACACATCTCACAAGCTTTTAGGACTGGTGTGTGTCTTGATCCAGATGTTGGTGAAACACTAAAGCCACAAACCTGTATAAACTGGAAGTGGGATGGTGGAATTGAATCAGATGAGACTATTCCATTTTATGATAGGTTTACAGCTTGGTATACAGGTTTAATACAACAGTTTAAAAGTATGTACAATGACATTGTCATTGATTTAGTGGTCCAGGCTTTTGGCTTTGCTTACACATGGACAGCTATAGCACTGATGATAGGCACATATTATATGTTGAAATCCACCAGCCCAGCATATATGCTGGTGACATTGATGATGGCAACTGTGTCAAGAATGCAGTTATTTGCAATATCTGCTATACCTAATATGGAGGTCACTTCAATGTTTTCATTGTGGTGCTGTATGGTATTATACTATTTTAATCAGGTTGCAGCAATGGCTGCGTCATTAATGATAGCAGCTATGTGCTCTATTGTTTGCCTTTTCATGGGTGATGCTGAGTATGTGAAAGTGATAAGGGGCCATGGCGTGGTTATCTTAACTGTTGTTGTTTCCCACATCTTTAGTGTCTTGTTAGTGCCACACTGGGTCACAGTGTTCCTAATAGTTGCTTTTAGAATTGTTAGGTTAATTGGAGCAGTTGTTGGTGAGAAAATAGAAGTTAGAAATTCTGAGGGAAAAGTTACAAGTGTCATACCAACAACAACGTCCTGGTTAAATCGGATTTCTGGATTTGTTCAGTCCAAATTTACCCAAAAAGTTAGAACTGGTATAATGTCAACAGCTAGAGTGATACCTAATGGTGTTGTCATTGTCGAATCAAAAGAAAGCTCAGGTACTGGCTTCAGGGTTCAAAATTACATAGTCACAGCCGGGCATGTTGTTGGCAATGAAACACAAATAAAGGTTAAGTGGGGAGATGTTAATGTTTACACAAAAGTTGTTTACATGCATCCCACTAAGGATATAGCCTATCTTGCCTTACCATCAGAGTATCAAGCACTCCCAACATACAAGTTTGCTAAGCTGATTGAGGATGGCACCGTTGTCATAACATCAATGGAGGACTGTGGTGTCCTTGCCGTTGCGGTTACAGAAGGTGTTATTGTTAAAGATAACATAACATATGCTGTTAGCACCCGAAACGGCATGAGTGGTTCACCTGTTACAAATGTTGATGGTAGAATTGTTGGCATACATCAAGCCAACACTGGATTTACAGGCGGTGCTGTCATTATAAAGCAAGAGGATTTACCACCCCAAAAGAAGCCACAAAGGGAGATAGACCTTGAGAACAAAATTAAAGAATTAGAGGATGCCCTTAAAGGTCAGATGAATCAAGGCCTAAATGAAAATCAGATAGTCGAATTGATTCGGCTTGCTGTTGGTCGTGAGATCGAAATCTTACGGCATGAAATCAATATGAACCAAGCAAAAGGTAAAAATAAAAGGAAGAATCACCACAAGAGGCGCAGGAAGGGAAAAGTTTGGACTGAAGAGGAGTACAAAGACCTTTTGGAAAAGGGATTTACCAGACAGCAATTACGGGACATGGCTGAAGTGCTAAGAGAGGCAGATTATTCTGAAGATGATGAAAGTGATGAGTATGACACTGGTTATCCGCAATGGTCAGACCCAGAAGACTCTGAGGAGGTTGAAAGGGAATGGTTTGGGCCAAAGAAAAAGATACTTGATGAGGTTGAAGAAGGTTGGTCCAATACTGATTTCTGGGAGCAGTGTCAGAAGGTGTGGAAGGAGATGGAGCCCATGCCGGAAGAATCTGTTAACACTTTACCGTCACACTTGAGTGATAAGTATGGTATTACATGCTATGTTGTCACAAAGAGTGATATGGAAGCCTTAGCCCGTGATTTGCAGGAATACCAAGCCAAGGTTGAGGAGAAGATTAAGGCAAATGTTGTTCGTGGTCAGTGGCTTGAGGGAGTCAATCCAAAAACTATCATAAGTGAGTTGGATGAATTATGGCTGAAACTGAACCACTTAATGTGGACCCATGGTATAGTCCCTTTCATACAGAGGAAAAAAATTAACAGAAAGAAACAGCAAAAAAACTTGAAGGGGGCCCCGAAACAGGGGCCCCAAAACCAGAACAACTAAGGCTTGGGTACTGGAGAGAACTATTAAAACCTGGTGAATATTATCTTACCCCCCCACATTGCCCCTTAGTTGGTGTTTTACCAATAGATAGGCCTATAAGTGATTATGATGAGCCAATTGATGATTTACTAAATTTGTTGCCAAAATGTGAGGAAAAGCCGCCATACGCACCGTCTACATGGGGACCAGAAGCGTATAGGCGGTCATTTGATAAGTTCTTTTACAGAAAGCCAACTGAAAATATAAGAGAAAAATATCCTAGGGAGTGGAAATTTGCAATGTCAGTGCTCAGAAGAGAATTTGATTTCCTACAGGACAGTGTTCTTATTGACATAACATCCACTTCAAAGAATGCTGACTCCACACCTGCTTATCCAAAGACATTATGGTGGAAAACTGAAACAGAATACCTTAAAGAGCGGGGTTACCAAGATTACATTAAAGAGTTAGATTCAATAAGATCTGGAGAGAGGCCTGATGTCTTATGGTATTTATTTTTAAAAAAAGAGATTTTAAAGATAAGTAAAATTGAGGAAGAAGACATTAGGCAAATTGTTTGTGCTGATCCCATTTTTTCTAGAATTGGTTGTGTATTTGAAGAGCACCAAAATCAATTGATGAAAAATCGAACCCTGACACGTATGGGTCAATGTGGATGGTCACCATTTATGGGAGGTTTCCATAAACGCATAAAGCGCCTAGTTGATAAAGGCAATGATTACTTCATTGAGTTCGACTGGACGCGTTATGATGGTACCATCCCTAATGAAGTCTTTAAGGCTATTAAGGACTTTAGATTCTCGTGTCTTAGGGGAGACTTGCAAACAAAAGAAAACAGAGATGTCTATAATTGGTATTGTGAGAACATATTTAGAAGATATGTGATGTTACCTTCAGGAGAAGTGACAATCCAGGACAGGGGGAACCCCTCTGGACAAATATCCACAACTATGGATAATAACATCTGTAATGTCTTTTTCCAGGCATTTGAGTTTGCATATCTGAATACTGAATTGGATTCTGATGAATTGAAGGAAAATTGGGATAAGTATGACTCACTTATCTATGGAGATGACAGGCTAACCACAACCCCTATTTTATGTGACAATTATGTGGACAGAGTTATTAAAATGTATGCTGATGTCTTTGGGATGTGGGTCAAGAGAGAGAAAGTAAAAGTTTCAAATGAAATTAATGGATTGACCTTTTGTGGCTTTACTGTTCAAGAGTCAAATGGCCTTTTTGTCCCCATACCAACTGATACAGATAAATTACTTGCTGGCTTAATAACACCAATAAAGAAATTGCCTGATATTTTGTCACTCTATGGGAAGCTCCTTTGCTACCGCATCCTTGGCCATAACTTGCCTGATGACCATAAATTTAAAAATTATATCTTGGTCGCCTTGGAGGTAGTGGCCAGGCACATCCGTGCTAGTGGTGGGGAAGAACCCTATTATATCACGGATAGCATGCTGGATAGGCTTTGGAGGGGAGGTCCAAAGCAAAGTCATGGCTGGTAGGCAGCCCCAGCAGGCCCTGCCCAAGGCAGCGGCAAAGCAAATAGCCAAGGAGGTAGTCAAACAGGAGAAGAAGGAACCAGTGGTGCGTAAAAAGAAACAGTTTTATCCAAATCCAAAGTTTAATAATAGATTTAATAAGAAATTTGTGAAAAAACAGCTAGATAAAAATTTGAAGAAACAAGGGTTTGAAGGACCAAAACCTAGATTTGCTGTCACCGTCTCTGCCACCATTGGCAAGGTCGGGCCAAATAAAAGTCAGGGACCTGAACTCCAAATATCCACTTTCATGCATCCCAGCTTGATGAAAGAGCCAAATGATGGCACAAATTTTGGTCCCCTACAGTCAGCAGCTGCACAATGGGGTTTGTGGCGCTTGAAAAATTTGAGCGTCACGTTTACTCCCCTTGTTGGTCCATCAGCAGTTACCGGGTCTGTTTTCCGCATATCCCTAAACATGGCACAGTCACCTGGAGCCACGTCATGGGGGGGTCTTGGTGCTAGGAAGCACAAGGATGTTGCTGTGGGAAAGCAGTTCACTTGGAAGCTACAGAAGGGAGACCTCACAGGCCCCAGGGAAACCTGGTGGCTTACAGACACAAATGAAGAGGGAGCACAAAGTTGTGGGCCTCTTCTTGAGATCCATGGCCTTGGTGAAACAACTTCTACATACAAGGATGCAGCATGGGCTGGAGACCTCTTCATTGTTGAGGTCAGGGGTCGCTGGGAGTTTGCAAATTACAACAGCAAACCTGCATTAGGCATGTTGGAGAGGGTGACTGAAACTACCAATGCTTCAATTGAAGTAGCTAATGGCAATATGATTATGACAGTTCCACAGAATTCCCAGCTTGCAAGGCATATGAGTGAAAGGTTCGAGAGGACCACAAATGCAAGTACTGTTGGTGAAACAATATGGCAGATTGTGGATGAGGGTGCTGGTTTGGTTGCAAATGTCGCACCACCCCCGTTCACTTGGTTGATCAAAGGGGGATGGTGGTTTGTCAAGAAATTACTAGGTAGATCAGCAAATACTGATGTCCAATATCTAGTTTATGCATCATTGGCAGACGCCCAAAACAATAGACCTGTAGAGGCACAAAATTACACAAAAGTCACACGACAGACAACACTTTCTTCCACGCAAATCAATGCACCTAACACAGGCCCTAACACCACTACAGGGTCAATTGGAAATAACAACCAACAGTGGCCGATACCTCCGACAGGGGTGCCGGTTGGTGACTTTTATGTCTGTGGCAGGATGACAACATTGCATATGGGTGGTCAGTCTGGCATTCAAGCCACGACTCTAGTGAATGGGATGATATATCGTACAGACCACCCAGAACCATCAACAAGCCCAGTTTCCAATTGGGAATTCACAGTTTTGGAAAACAACACAATTGTTGGTGCTGGAATGGGGTGTGTGTGGTTTCAGAAATCCGAAGCACTAGTGTGGACGCTAGATGGCCAGAAGCTGTCAGGATGGAACACACTAGATGGTGTTGGTACAACCCAATTGACAGTCGCCTGGAGACAGCATAACAGAACAATTTATGGATGGGCTAATGTTGTTGCTTGGAACTCTGAAGAATGGCATACAAATGCAGAACAACCACACCAGCCTATATTGAGGCTGACATATTGGCTAGTAAAAATTAATGTTTTGTCTGAACCAGAAGATTTTGATGTTGTCCAAAAATCCCCATTAGCTTATTTAGAAGATTATACTACAGCACAATCAAAATCTGCCATCCAAAAGCTCAACTTCCAAACGTTTCAGAAACCTGAAGGGGGAGGCACTTTGCGGGCACAATACTCAACTACTCCCAGGCAAGGGGATTTTGCCGTAATATGGCAGATTGGTAGACATAATTTTGACATGTCTACCGGTAAGGGTACACCAGTTGAAAGTTTGAGTGATTATGTCATGCCCCAGCAGAAAGATGCCCATATTGGTATGTGGTATCGTGCTTTAACCAGTGTTGGACCAAGATCAGATGTTTTGACCCTTCATTTCCACTTGCCAACTGTGGAAAAAGATTTGGTTGAGCAGATCATTGATCAAATTCAGCATCGCTACAGATTGACCCCACTGGATTCGGATTCAGACTCCTCTAGTTCTGATTCCGATTTCGAGCCTGAAGATAGATTTGAGAAGTTAAAAATCTATGAGGGTCTCAGGTCCAGTGGTCTGTCACACCATGTATCTGATGGTGCTGCGATAGCTGTCAAGAAAAAATTGCGCCGAGGCCACGCCGAGTAGGATCGAGGGTACAGCGCTAAATTGATTACTAGAGGTGTTAATCAATAAATCATTGATTTGGTGATTGATATGATCAATTTGAAATTGAAATTTCCAGC